CGAGACTAAAGATCATTCGCACAATGTAAGCCCTTGGGGTATCTTAATTGGTGGTGAAGAACTGCACAACAATCATCACTTAGATCCTGCTAATCCTAAACTAAGTCGCAAGTGGTTTGAGTTTGACATTGGTTGGATGTGGTTTAAACTATTTGAATTTTTACACTTAGCTAAACTTAGAAACACATAATGAAAAAGGACCCGAAGGTCCTTTTTCTTTCTACTATAATATATACCGCTATGCGGTTAATAATTTATTTTTTTGCGCCAGTATTGACAAAGTCATACATTTTTTGAGCAGTCTCTAGAACTTTATCAAGTCCTGGAAACTGTGGCATTTCTACTGTGCTAACGATCTGATTAGTCTTCTCGTCACGTTTTGCAGTCATTTCCCACCCTTGGAACTTAACATTGAATTCGTTCTGAACATGGTCTTTAGCCATACCAAGAATGTCTGTACGGATTTCGTAGCCGTTCTTATTAAATTTAACTTCTGGTAGTTTTGGTGTGTAGTCTGACATAATATTAAGCCTTTTTGTAAACAAGTTCATTGAAGTTCTTAACTGCTGATTGAGCAAGTTCCAATGTGTTGTTATAGGTAGTTTTAGTGAAAGTGGCTTGTGCGTCAATTAGTTTAGTAACTTCGGCTTGTACTTTCTTGTCTGTAACGTAAGTTTCTACGAACTTGGTTTGAGCACCTTGAACGGTGTCAACGATTGAATCGAATGTAAACATATTTTTCTCCTTGTGTGTATGTTTGTGTATTACAACAACTTTTGCTGTTGTACTAGTATATATGCCTAGTGATAAAAAATCAACTTATTTCTTGAACTTTTTTACTCGTTCCTTGATAAGTCCAACCACTACGTCACTGAGCACAACTTCGTAGTGGTTGCAATCTACTTCTACTAATTCCATATCCTCATGGTGCTTCTGACTGACAATAGTCACTACACCATCGTTGGGCTCGTGCATAAACGGACTTTGTCCTCGTACTGTAACAATGTTGGTCCACGGATGCTGTATCTTAATACGTTTAGCCTGTTTCATAACCCAGCTACTAGGGCCTATGTCGCGCATTAGTCTGCTGAACGGTAAGAAGTATTGAGCATAGTCCGCTACTTCAGCACCACCATATGGAGTGCTTAATGTTACAGCACCGTTAACAGCACTGGGCATACTATTGGCCAAATGTAGGCTATAGATACCGCCTAGACTATGTGCAATAAACACTAGATCTTTGCAATCTTGCAGTGTTACCTGCATGTCTTTTAGATTGTTTTCGAAACCATTACGGCTGTCGTAATTGATGTCGATTCCCTGTCCTAATTTGCTTCTAATATAGTTGAAGCTTTCGCTGGTGGCATTGGCACCGTGAATATACACTAAGTTCATGCCAATATTTATCGGAATTTACTTGGCTAACATTATTGCCTTGGCTTCCTCAATCATACCTGCACGAGCCATAGCAGCAGCGGCTCTAGCTTGCCCAATACTCAGGCCAATTTCGTATAGTGCGTTTAAAAACAATTTCATAGATAAGTTTCCTTGTGGGAGTTAAATTGTCGGATGTAGTTTTCCAACTGGGCGGCATCGGTAATGCCTTTGGTGCTTAGATATTGATCCAAGCTGCTTTGATATGACGAATCAGGGAACATTTCGGATAGACGTTCTAAGATCCTAATCATTTGCTCTGAAATATATTTCATGCTATAATCCTTGTGTAAGTGTGTGCAGAGACTCATGGTTTCTACTGATATATTTAGCCAAGTCGTGCTGCGGCCGCACAAAAAAATAAGTTATTCAAAAGAAAAATATTTGAGTAAATATAGCATAGGACCTTTTTTATGAAACTACGCACAAGATCGATATTGCAAGAGCTTAACTCTATCGCTGAAGTTAGAAGCACCGATGCTATGGTAGAAAGTAGAGCCGCCAACATCATTAATTCTGCTATCAATTTGCTGGAAAGCATACATAAAAATTACGATCCCGTAAGTGCAGACGAACTTGAGCGTCGATTTATTAATGCGATTAAAGGTTCAGATCCTACAAAGTTTACACGTGGTGTTCGCAAGCTAGCAGAATCACGTAAACAACAGAAAAAATTACTAGAATCAGATGAAAAATAATCTACTTGAGGGCGGCAATGTTTTTAAAGGCCCTGATAAACAGCCATTAACACAGCGTATTGCTACAGCTGATGTTGAAAGTACAGTTGCCTATATTGAAAAAATTACAGGCCTAGACTTTACCAAAGAAAAACACTCAGATGACAAAAAGCCAGTTAAATGGCTAGGTACTACTGGCCGCAAAGAAGATCCAGACGGAACCTTTGAAAAAAACAGTAGTGGCGACTTAGACCTATCAGTAGATGCTAACGAAGTAGATAAAAAATCCTTTGCAGACAAACTGATTGCACAGTTTGGCAAAGAGAATGTTAAACTAAGCGGCGACAATGTACACTGGAAAACTCCAATTAACGGTGACCCAAGTAACGGCTTTGTGCAAGCAGACTTTATGTTTAGTGCTAATCCGCTGTTCCAACAAGGCAGTATGATCGGTGGGCAAGGCGAGTACCGTGGTGAGCATCGCCACATTTTATTGAGCTCAATTGCTCGTGCTCGTGGCATTAAGTATAGTCCTAAGCACGGAATACTAAATGCCACTACAGACGAACTGCTGCCAAATGGAAACGATTGGAATCAAATTGCCAAAGTGTTGCTAGGACAAACAGCCACAGTTAAAGATATTAAATCAGTCGATGCAATTCTCAACTATATCAAGAAGTTGCCTAACTACGAAGAATTAGTCAAAGGCGCTAGAGAAACACTAGGCAAGCAGGGAATTGAATTGCCGGAAAATGTTATTTCTTTTGAAAGTGCGCAAACAGGAACACCTGCTTGGTTCCGCAAAATGATGGAACAGGTTAAATGAGAGCATTTGAATTTCTTACTGAGTCCGAAGTGGCTCCTGCTCCTAAGAAAGTAGGTCGCGAGTTTAATCACCTAGAAGATCTAGTGTTTACAGAAGCTGACGGCGCAGTTAAAGCTATTAAAATTCTAAAAGACCTGGCTAGCCCTAAAACCAGCATCACTATTAAATGGGATGGCAATCCCACAGTCTATTGGGGGCGCGAAGATGATGGCACATTCCGCTTAGTTGGTAAAAACAATTGGGGACGTGAGGAAGGCAAAAGTAATAGTCCAGAAGAATTAGCTCAGTTTATCAACAGCAGGGGCAAAGGCGAAGAGTGGCGTGAGAAATTTGCTGGGGATATGGCAGCATTATGGCCTATATTTGAAAGAGCAACTCCTGCAGAATTCCGTGGCTATGTCTACGGTGATATTTTATTCCATCCAGGAAAACCTTACACAGGCGCAGACGGTAAAATCAGCTTTACTCCTAATCAAACTACCTATTCTGTTACTATTGCCAGCGAAGTTGGCCGAGCATTAGCCAAGGCTAAAGTGGCTGTAGCTGCACACAAAGTATTTGGCTACTTTGGCGACAAGAGCGGTGAAGATTTTAATGACCCTAAACAGTTCAGCGGAAATCCAGAACTTAAAGTATTTGGGCTTACCAGCGTTAGTCATAGGCCAGCAGTGGGAGCAGACAATCTTGCAAAGATAGAAGCATTGGCCAAGAACCAAGCTGTTATCAATAACCTGCTAGCGCCAGTTGCAGGCATGGGATATTTGCAAAGTGAAATTTATACTTTTGTTAATACACAAAGCAAGGCCAAACAATTAGACAATATCAACACAGAAGCATTTATGGCGTTTGCACAAAAGACTCCTGCAAAGGCTGCTAAAATAGCAGCACACATCGAAAAACATCCCGGGGTAATGGACAGAATGTTTGAACTAGTTCGTGAAATTATGGCAGCTAAAGACGAAGTAATTCGTGAGCTTGATGCAGCCAGTGGAGACATAGAACAGAGTACAGGCGGCAAGCCAGGCGGAGAAGGCTATGTTGCAGGTGGCTCGAAACTAGTGCCTAGGGACCGCTGGACACCATTCAGATCTGACTAAAATCAAGCCAAAACGGCTGATTTCTCCTTATCAATATAAATACTATGCCGGTCCCGGAGCGGGATCATTGATAAGGAGAAAACATCATGGCAGCATTTACAAGAGTTAACGGCCTAGGCCACCTACGTGACGCATTATACAGCTCACTACAATTAAAAGTATTCAAGATCGTAATTGACAATGAAGAAACAAACTTGACAACCGGCATCGGTGGTCAAACAGAAAAGCTAATGCAAGAATTTGGTACTACTGGTGCTTTAATGGAAGCAGACGCAGAAACAGTAATTTTCATTGGTGACG